GGGTCTTGCTGCTGATGAAATGCTGAAAAGCGGTGTCCCTCATTTTATGGACATGGGCTTTAAGATCAAAGAAAAGATGCAGCGCCAGAAGCAACTTTCCGACATTTTGGGTGGTGGTCCTTCTGCTGCTCCCAACGCTGCTCCTGCGGCCCCCGGTGAGCCTGCCGCCCCCATGAACGCAATGGCAGGTGGTGCGGCCCCAGTCGCACCCGGTGCACCTGTAAACGCGATGGCGGGTGCTCCTGCACCCTACACGCCTGTGGTTCCGCGCAACGCAATGGTTGCCCCTGCTGGTGCCCCTGCTGGCACTCCTCCTACCGTCGACACAACAATTCAAGACACGTATCGCAAAATCGATCAGCTTCATGCGATTGGTGAGCACGAGTTGGCCAAATCACTTGAGCAACGCGTCAAGGACAAGTTACCACCCACCGCCGTGCAAGAGTTTGAATACGCCAAGAAAAACGGCTACAAGGGATCATTTGAAACCTTCAAGACGCTTCAAGCACCGCGCACTACGGTCAATGTGCCTGTCAACGTCAGCACCGAGAAAAAGTACGGTGAGCGATTTGGTGGCCTGATTGCTGATGCTGATGCTGCCAAATTGACCGCTGCCGAAGGTGCGCCAGCGGCAGCCGCAAACGCTGACCGTATCACTGACTTGATTGCCAGTGGAAAAGTTATTACGGGTACAGGTGCAAATGCGCGTCTACAAATTGCCAAAGCACTTAACCTTGCTGGCGGCACTGATTCGGACAAGATTCGCAACACTGAAGTGCTCATTTCGTCACTGGCCGAGACAACACTGGGTGCGATCAAATCATCAAACCTTGGTGCAGGTCAGGGCTTTACCAACGCCGACCGAGACTTTTTGGAAAAAGCCAAAGCTGGTCAGCTTACATACGACTCAAAGTCACTGGCTGAGTTGGCCCGACTGTCACGCCTTGCGGCTGAAAAGAGTGCTGAATCTTGGAACACTCGCGTCAAACAAATCCCCGGTTCCGCGCTTGAGGGTACGGGCATTTCAACCGCCCCAGTTGTCATTCCACCTCGCAAGCCAGCATCGGTGATGAACATTCCCGCTGCCGCAATTGCTGATTTACAGGCAGGTCGCGGCAACGCCGAACAGTTTGATACGATCTTTGGCGCTGGTTCTGCGGCTCGTGTGCTTGGCAACAAGGGGAAATAAATGGCTGACAATCCGTTTGCTCAATACGCACCTAAACCAGAAGCTGCGGCAAATCCGTTTGCTCAGTACGCACCAACTGCACCCGCTGGTGAAATTCCTACTGCCCGCCGCTCGTATGCTTTGAGCCAAGTGCCCGGTGCGATGGTTGAGAATGCTCCAGCAAGTGCAGGCCAGTTTGTTGGCGGCATGGTGCAGGCTGTTACCAGCCCCGTACAAACCCTAACAGGCCTTCTTGATCTGGGTGCTGGTGCGCTTCGCAACTCATTACCCAAAAGCGTGTCTGGTTTCATCGATAAATTCGATGCTGACCCGGCTGCTGCTGAACGCGCAAGCGCGGTGGCGTCTGCTGTGGGTGGTATGTACAAAGACAAATATGGCAGCTATGACGCCATCAAGCGCACGTTTGCTGAAGACCCTGTGGGGGCTGTAGGCGACCTGTCGACCTTACTGACTGGTGGCGGTGCTGCTGCCACAAAGGTGGGTGCTACAACAGCAGGTGGCGCATTGAGCCGCGCTGGTCAACTCACCAACGTCGCACGACCACTTGCGCCACTGATCGAAGTGCCTGTCAAACTGGCAGGTAAAGCTGCTGGCGCGGTCTACAACGCATTCGACCCCAAGTCTGTCGCGTACCTGACAGCAGCCGAGGGTCGTGGTCCTGAGATCGTCAATGCCCTGCGCGGCCAGACCGAGATTGTGCCGGGCAGCATGCCCACCGCCGCACAAGCTGCTGCGCCTGTGGGGGCCACCCGATTTTCGTCAATGGGTGCATCTGCAGCCAAGACCACACCCACTCCATACTTTGAACGTGCTCAAGAGCAGAAGGCCGCTCAATTGGCTGCCGTGCAAACGGTCGGCAAGACCCCCGCTGAACTCAAGGCCGCAGAGGCTGCACGCAGCAGCACTGCCAAGGAGTTGTACGGTATTGCCGATGAGGCTCTGGTTCCCGCTGACAAGATTTTTAATGGTCTGTTGGATCGCCCATCGATGGATAAAGTGCTTGCCCGTGCCAGCAACTTGGCTGCGGAAAAAGACATCCCGTTCCAGATTGGTCAGAACCGCCCAGCGCAGTCCATCCCATCGTCAATTTTGGATGCTGAAGGTAAGCCTATGGGCGTCACCAACATCCCCGGTGAAGTGGCCAAGTACCCCGGCAGCAGCTTGCACATGATGAAGGTTGCATTTGACGATCTGATCAAGAACCCAGAGCGGTTTGGTATTGGCGCGGCTGAAGCGCAGGCCATCGGCAAAACCCGTGGTGAGTTTCTTAAGTGGGCTGAAGACAAGGCTCCCGCCTACAAAACAGCGCGTGAGACATTCTCTGCCCAGAGCAAGCCGATCAACCAGATGCAAGTCGGTCAGTACCTTGAGGGCAAGCTGAAGCCTGCGCTTGAGACAACTGGTGGTGAGACACCCGCCGCGCTGAAGGCTGCAACCTTTGCCAATGCGATGGAGCAAGCCCCTCAGACCATCAAGAAATCTACAGGCATGACTCGATTCGATGAGTTGAGTCAAGTGCTAACCCCCGATCAGGTCAAGACACTCGAAAGCGTCCGGGCTGATCTGGCTCGTGCCAAGCTGACCGAGGCTCAAGCCGCGGCTGCCCGTGGCGCTGGTCCTGACGTGAACCTGATGGGCACAGAGACTCTGGGCAACGTGCGTGCACCCAACTTCATCAACAATGTGACCACGGTCGCCAACGACATCTTGCGCCGCTTGCAGGGCAAGTTGGATCAGAAGTTGGCCATCGAGTTGGCTGCTGAGATGCTGGACCCTGCTGCCGCTGCCGCAGCGCTGGAAAAGGCAATGGCACGTCAGGCCAAGGGTGAGCGACTTGCTGACCCGTTCAAGAAAACTGGTAAAGCGGCATCTGCTGTTATTCGCACCCCTGCTGCAATTAACATGTTGGCACCAACATCAGAAGTACAAAACGCATTTGTGGGGCAGCAATGAACATACCTGAAATCGATCCAGTGAAGTACGGAGTCTTGTGGCAAAAGGTCCAAGACTATGAGCGCCGTTTTGACCAGATGGAGGTCAAGATGGACAAACTCGAGGGGCACATCGAGAAGCTGGTTGCCCTTGCCAATCAAGGGCGCGGTGGGTTCTGGGCAGGTATGGCCTTTGTGTCAGCACTGTCCAGCGTCGTGGGCTATTTGAGTCACTGGTTCAACAAGTAATGTGGACCCTTTCAGTCTCCTACTACTGGCGCAAAGCGCGGTCAGTGCTATCCGATCTGGGTGCGAAATGCTCCAGCAAGGTAAAGCAGTCATTGACGAGTTCAAAGGAGAGGCTGAAGGCGTTGTCGGTCAAGTTCAAGAAACGATTGAAACCGTCACAGGACTTTGGGACTGGGTTCGAGGTTTATTTGGAACGTCTACGCAACATAGCGACAGCGTTGAGCCAGCCGCTGTCATTGCCCAAGCGTCCAAGCCTGTGGCGAAAAAGACAAAGCAGCGCCAGCCAAAACCAGACCCCGATGTTCTCCAGATGCAAACTGTGCATGATGTCAGTCAGCAACTGGGCAAGTTCTTTGACATCCAAAATCAAATCCTCACGCACTACAAAAACCTAGAAGACACATCGATGCACGTCTATGAGGCTGACCAGAATCATGCGATGAAGGCAATCGAACGTGTCGAAGTCGAACTACAGTTGGAGGAAATGACGGTAAAGATCAGGGAAACTATGGTCTACGCGCCGAAAGAATTAAAGGACTTGTACACACGGTTTTTGCAAATGTACGGCAAGATCAAAGATGAGCAAGAGTTCGCTCGGCAAGAACAGATCATGCAATTAAGGTACAAAAAGGCTAGAGAATGGCAACATCGCAATCTAAAAATAGACCTAGCAATGTGGGCCGTGGGAATGGGAATGGTGTGGGTGGTGCTGGTGGCGATGCTGATGCAAATAGCGTCGCTCAGTGGGCAGTCATTGGAATGGTTTTCTTTGGAGTCGTTTGTTTCATTTGCCTCCCAATCACAGCAATGATTTTGATTGAATCTAAGAAGACAAATGCATTGGCGCAAGCAGCACTGACAGAGACAAAGAAATTGAAAGCTGAACTGAAACCGAAAAAGGAACTGGAAGATGAATGACTTATTCAATCTACTTAAGGGTATCGCGCCGACATTGGCGACAGCGGTTGCCGGGCCATTGGGCGGTGCTGCCGTTAGCGCTTTGGCTGCTAAGTTTGGCGTTGCTGACAGTGTTGAAGCTGTGGCAAAGGCTATTGCTGGTGACCCAGAAGCTGCGATCAAACTCCAAGAGTTAGAACTTGAATATGCCAAACTAGATGCTGCTGATCGTGCCGATGCTCGTAAAGCAGAAGTGACGATGGCGACCAGTGAAAGTGCGCCAATCTTGAATAAATCGGTGACACCCATTCTTGCCATCATCATTGTTCTTGCATGGGGCTTTATCCAATATCACCTGTTGACCCACGTTGTCCACACCGAAATGCGCGAGATCATTATTCGCGTATTGGGAACACTAGATGGTGCACTCGTGATGGTCTTGTCTTACTATTTCGGCGCAAGCCATAAACACTGATATGCAACTCTCAGAACATTTCACCCTTGACGAAGCCACCTACAGTGAGACCGCTGTGCGCTTGGGCATCAGCAACCAGCCCAGCACCTTGCAGCTTGAGAACATGAAGCACGCTGCTGAGTGTCTGGAGCCGTTACGCGCCGTGACCGGACCCCTGCGGATCAACTCATGGCTGCGTCTGCCCGAAGTCAATGTGGCCGTGGGCGGCTCCAAGGTGTCATCGCACATGGACGGATGGGCCATCGATGTGTCGAGCACCAAGATGACCCCCATCGAGTTGTGCCATAAGGTTGAGGAATTGGGCATCAAGTTTGACCAAATCATTCACGAGTTTGGCCGCTGGATGCACATCTCGTTTGCGCCTGAGATGCGCCAGCAGAAGCTGACGATCTTCAAGCCCGAGGGTAAGTACAAACCCGGCATTCTCACCGAGGCTGAGTACCATTCTGCTTAATCTTTTCCTCAGTGGAAAAGCGATGCAGGTTGGCACACTCGTAACGGCGGTATGTGACATTCTCGGGCTTGGCCCGGGTTTCTTTGACGCTTACCCAAGCGTTGCATGTTGGACATTTCATATCAGTTTTTGGCCAAGTAGTAGGCCATGCACACCAAGAATATGACGACGAGTGGGGACCATGTGTGTTTCATTTCAAACTCCTTTTGATTGACGATATTGTTTGACTGCGTTGCGTAGCCCCGCCTGCGTGGTGGCCTTCTCATCGAGTGCCAACGCCTGCGCTTGATCCAGTGTGTCTTGCATCAAGATACGGTGGCAGATCACGGGCACACCTTGACCTTGGCGGCGCACACGAGCGTTGAACTGCTCGTACAAGTCCAATGACCAGTTGAGGCCGTACCACACAAGAATGTGGCCGTTGTTCTGCAAGCCGTCGATGCCGTGACCCATCGATGCCGGGTGGCCGATCATCAGCGAACAGTCGCCAGTCTTCCAGCGGTGCATGGCATTGACCAACGACGCCTCGCTCTTGCACTCAGTCAGGTTAATCGGGTCAAGGTGCTTGAACCTTTCCATGATCCGCGCCGCATCGCTGCGGTAGGCGTAGGAGCACAGCACCGGGGAACCTTGGGCTTCGTCCAGAATCTCTTCAAGCGCGTCAAGTTTGAGATCGTGGATCGGTTCCCACAGCGGCATCCCGGCGATAGGGTACATGGCCCCATTGGAGAACTGCAAACACTTGTTGGTCAGTGATGCTTGGTTGAAGGCTTCGACCTCTTTGCCGCTGTCCAGCACCAAGAAGAATTCCTTTTCCATCTTGTCGTACTTGGCCCGCAGATCATCGGGCATCTCGATCTCGACGTTGTTGACCATGAGGTCGGGCAGCGGGTTGTAGTCCTCTGCGCTCATCTCAAGCGTGATGTCGCCGATCAGCTTTTTGATCGTGTCCTCAGTGTCCTCGTAGGGCACTTCTTTGTACGGCCCGACCTTCTTGTAAAAACGGGTGCGGAAGGCCGTCTTCGATGTGCCAAGGCGCTCACCCCTGTCCACCACGAGAAACTGGCCGTGCAGGTCTTTGTAGCCATTGCTGGCCGGGGTTCCGGTGAGGCCCGTGGTCCAGTCGAACTTGTCAGCGATCTTCTTGAATGCCTTGACCCGGTTGGTTGCCGAGTTTTTCATCTTGCTGATCTCGTCCCACACGATCCCGTTGAACGGCATCGGGCGGTCCTTCTTGACAAAGTAGGTTTGGAGTGTCTCGGCCATCCAGCCAAGGTTTTCGTAGTTGATCATGTAGATGTCAGCGGGACGTAAGAGAGCGCGGGTGCGCTGGTCCTTTGTGCCCGTGACCATGCTGAACTTGATGTGCTTGGTGTGTTCCCACTTGACAGCTTCTTGACGCCACACCAGACGGATAACCCGGATCGGGGCAACGATGATCACGCCGCGCAGGAATCCCGTGTTGATCAGGTGCGACAGCGTGGTCAAGGTGATCACGGTCTTACCCAGTCCCATGTCGAGCCACAGCATCGAGTTGGGGTGGGTGCACTGGAAGTTCACGGCCTTTTGCTGGTAGCCGTGGAGCAGGTCAGGTGTCAGCATACGGCATCCTGAAAAATCCAATGCGGAGAATCGTCAATCCAAATGTCAGCTTTGACGGTTTTTGCTTTGGCTGTGCGGCTGGTGTATATCACCTCGCACGGGGGATTAATGATTGCCTCATGCGGGTAACGCATGGTGACAATCTTCACAGTGTGCCCGCTGGATTGAGCGTCTTTCACAAAACGATTCCAAAGTTGCGGATCAGTGGTGTATGTATTGTCGTAATCGAGAGCAATTAACATATCAGCATCCCATCACCATAAAGTCAACCATCACTTTGCCAGCGTCCACGTTGTCGATCACGAACACATTGACCTTGTGGTCACGCAATCTCAGGTGTTCTCGTTCTTGGGCGGCGGTGGGCTTTTGTCCTGCGCGTTTGAATTCGCAAAACCACACACGCCCATCAGGCGCGACGAACATACGATCAGGCACAGCAGCCCGTGCGGGGCTGGTGAATTTGTACGCAAGCACATTTTTGGATTTTGCGTAGTCGCAGACTTTGGCTTCAATTTGTTTCTCAAGCATTGCCGCACTCCTGATCCAGTTTGCGGCTTTCGACTTCAATCAATTTGTCAAGGTAGTGTCGGGCTTTTTGCAAATCTTGGATGCCGCCCTTGTCGCGCCAGCGGCTCACGTATTTCACGATGTTGCCTTCCAAGTACCCAAGGTTGTTGCCCACGATGTAGTCCCAAGGCTGCACTGCTTTATCTTTGTAATGTGTGCCGCCGTGCTGAATGTTGTTCACGCTAATCCCAGACATAACTTCTCCACTTCTCGAATGTAATAATCAAAATCGACTGGCAGCTTGCCAGCATCCTTAATGTCGTTGCAGGGCTGCACGCCCCAGCCAGACTCCACGCCCATCTTGCGCCAGACACCGGGGTTCTTGGCAAGCGGTGGCATCCATTTGAACAGTCGGCCACCACCTTCGGCAACGTAATAGCGCGTGGTGTTTTGCAACTGCGATGTCACGCCGTCACGCTCAATTGCCAAGTAGCTGGACCGTGGCACTTTGGCGCGAAGCATGAAGTCCATGATGTCGGGCCACTGCTCCAAGGTTTGACGAATGGGTGCGTTCTCAAGCAACACCTTTTCTGCAACCTTGGCAACCACCAAAGCGCCGTGGTTCTGGTGCCACTCCATGTCGTACTCATACGCACCTTTGCGCTTCACTGATCCGTTCTCGTACTGGGCAATGTAGTTGTTGACATCGCGGATCATCATTGACTTGTAAATGGCTTCCTCAAGCTGCAACCCGGTGAGGACCTCCCATGCAAGTCGCATGTGATCAAGTTGGAGTTTTGCTTGACCACGAGGCACGCGCACCGTCAGACCATCGGTGTTGACCTGCACGATCTGCAACCCATTGATCCCCATCAATGACTCTGCAAGTTTGCACAGCAGCAGTTGACCGTTGAGCGTGATCGACATGGTGAACAGCGGGTCGTAGAACACACTGAACTGGTTGTTGCTGTCACCATAGACGCCGTTGAGCGCCAACTTCAGCATGGCCGACTCAGCCGATTTCTTGGGGTAGGTCTTGCGCTGCTCGTACAAGTTCTTGTAGATCACGCAAAACTCTTTGCCTAAGTGCTGTGGGAAGAATCCGTTAGAAATCGCCAGATTCGGATAATAAGAAGCGACATCAAGATCAACGATGACATGGTCAGCGTCAGACTCAACCACTTTAGATTCAAGGCTTCCGTGAATCCCGCCAAGACCGAACACAAAGCAAAACCCGTTAACAATAGCGGTGAGGTCATTGAAGACTCCTTTGGTTTCTGTGATGCTTTGCTCTTTGAGCCAGTTCAGCACACGGTTAAATTCTGGATGCTCGAACGTGACCCAAGGCAGGATCGCATCTTTGAGGTGGATCACTGGGCGCTTGGTCTGACGAGGTGTGCGGCCTTTGGAACCGTAGTCGTAGCAGGCAACACCTGACTGCTCCAACTTCATGGTAAAGAACTCTTTGCCGATCTTGGTGTCGTTGTAGTTGATCCAGTCCTTGCCGGGATACAAGGCGCACATCTTCTCGCGGAACGCAATCATGTCGGCGGTGTAGCCCATAAACTTCTTGGTCTGCGACACGTCGTGTGCGTTGTACGTTTTCAATATCTCGATTTGCTCGGCGTTGAGCGTTGTGCCCACGGGGAACGGCAGGTCTTCAATGTTGTCAGAGCGCATGTTGAACTCAAGAACCTTGAGGCTTGTGGAGCGTGCTCTGTTGTCAAAGTGGTGAATTTTGAACAGATCAATCTGCTCAACAAATCGATCAGATGGATTGACGTTGTGCATCCAGCGCCCTTCGTCGTCTTGCGTGTTGATGATGGCCATCGCCTTTTGGTACAGCGTGTTGGCATCGCTGTGCCCCATGCGGATCAGCGTATGTATGACCGGGTAATCAAAGCCAAGGACATTGAAACCCACCAGTCGGGCGTTTGTGTCTTTGAGCCATTGAAGGAACGCAATGATTTCTTTGGAGTCGTTGCGGCGGTCACTGATTTCAAATGACCATTGAAAAGGCGCTTCTGCGTGCTCCACCGCCAGCGTGAAGACGTTGGGGTAGGTCTCGATGTCGTATACATAGTCATTACTCATTACGGTTACTCGGTTGGGTGGGGGCTTCGATTTGGTCTCGGCGAGGTAGGGGAGAAAGCCAGAAAATCCCTACAGAAACATCCTCGAATGCTGGCTTGACAGCCCCCGATTTATCAATAGTCCATTGCTTGACGAATATCTCGGATACGCATCTTTAGTAACGGTGCAAGGTCTTCCTTACTTTGCTTCAATCTGACAATTTCCGCCTCGTAATAACGAATCTTCTCATCAATGTTTTCTTCCACCGATGGATTGTGG